TTGATCACATGACGGACATACTTCGTTCTCTTCAAAGAACTTAGACTCTTTGACCAATGCTTTGATCTGAGTCTTGAATGATGACATGTACTCGGTCAGTTCTTTTGCCTTGACCGAAAGATCATCTATCTGCTTTAATAGAGGTGGCTGACGTTCCTCAACTATCGTACTAAGTTCCGTGTTGCGTTCTTGTAACTCTACAATCTCCGCATTGATCTCTTCGATCTTCTCCTCTTTTTCCTTACGGTATGCGGTGTTTACTGCATTGAGATCACGTAGATATTTCTTCTGTGCGTTGATCTTGGTCTTGCACATTTCTAGATTGTGATTAGATGTCTGGATCTCATCTTTAAGAATACTCATCTTCTCTTTGAGTAACGAGTTCATCTTAGAGAATACATTAATGTCTAGTAGATCTTCGATGACATCACGTCTTGCACCCCCAGACAATTGCATGAATGGTACAAAAGAACTTGATCCCAGAACAACAATCTGGTGGAAACTCTTGTGAGTCAACTTTAGAATGTTCTTCTCTAGAACCTGTTGATATTCCTTCGCATGTGAGTTCTGATTGATCATGTTCCCACCTTGCCATATCTCAAACTTATTAGGTTTGATCCCACGTACAATTTTGTACTCTTGAGAATTGACAGAGAACTCTACCTCAACAAGTGTACCTTTGTTGTTGATAGAATTGACCAATTGATTTTTAGATACCTTGCGGTGAGGTTTTCCAAATAGACCGAACGACAGGGCATCCAACATCGTGGATTTGCCTGCGCCATTATGTCCAACCACAAGAGTTGTTGGGGAACTAAGAAAGTCTAACTCAGTAAAGTTATTACCAGTAGACAGAAAGTTCTTGAATCGGAGTTTCTGAAATTTAATCATAGGGTGGTATTATACCATATTCATCATCTATTGTCAAGGATTAATCTAGTGTGCCGTCCTCGTACCGTCCACACCAATTACACGAAGCACCCTTCTCAACTTCAAGGGTAGTCTTCTCAACTGGACATTCACATATCCAACTTTCAAACTTAGACATCACATCAGCCGCATCATCGACTGCCGTCTTCTTACCGAAGATCGAATCATAGTTATCCATGTATTTCTTACTAGGGGCTTTAGACTGGATACTATCTCCAGTTACATCATTCTTAGTTGGCATTGATCAACTTACCGCCTTTATCAGAAACTTCTTTCACCACGTCTGCGAACATACCTTTGTTCTGGTGACTCATAGACTGATAGTTTTTCTTATCTCTTCGTTTAGAGATCCCCGCCTTCCTCATAAGTTTTGCTTTCTTTCCGTTCACTATGCTACCTCCACATTTTCTGCTTCTTTCATTAAACTATTTATTTCTCGTTTGATCCGATTCTTATCTAGATCCGTATTTATATTGTCAACATATTGGTTGACCAAAGTAGCAGTATCGTCAACCTGTAAGTTGTCGTCACTTACTGCACCACCCCTAAACTCTGAGAAATCCTCTGCAATCTTTAGTTCGTGTATCTTCTGCGATTGTACACGATCTACGAATCTTTCAAATTTATATGGATCTCCTTTGTTTACCACAATGATCTTAACAAACTTATCATCAAGGTAACGCATATCCTTAAACTTGAAGTCATCGATCTTCTCATGATCGTAGAAGATCTTCTCGTGTATTGTAACAGGATTATGAACTGGTGTCAACTCTCTTGTTTCAGTATCAAGTACATGAAAGTATTTCTTGTCATCACAATCCGACCAGAAGAACTCCATCTGTGATCCAAGGTAATGAATATTACCCTGTGATGAACGAGTGTGGAAGTGACCAGACAGAACCAGATCAAATCTCTGGAAAGGTGCCATCGACATACCACCGTGACACGGAATACCTTTAGACATCTCGAACCCATCCAACTCTAGGTGAGCTCCTACCACATCTGCCTTACAGTTCTTTAGGAATTCTAAAGTCGCAGTTTCGTTTTCCTGATTTATCCAAGGTACTAGTGCCATGTCCATCTTACCATAACGCATGACAGTGTTCTCAAGAATCACATTCACTTCATTCATATAGTGACCTTGTAATTCTTTTAATGCATTTAGTTCATTGGTATTCTTAAAGTAAACGTCATGGTTACCCACGATGATATCCATAGTGATACCATACTCACGCAACTTTTCTAGAAAGATCTTACGGTTGTGTTGTAGTGCCTTGAAATTGATTGTCTTACGGTTGTCGTAATAGTCACCCAAGTGTACAATCTGTTTGATATCGTTCTCTAACAGATATGGGAAAAAGACATCCCGATAGAACTTTTCTTGATAGTCCATAAAGATGTCTGACGAATTACGGATACCGCAATGCGTATCATTTAAGATCGCTATTTTCATAATATACCTATCGCAATTTGTAAAATATACTCGACATTATACCACACTGGCAACATAATGTCAAGTATTCTAGTCAGAAAAATGTCCTGTCAAATCTGAGTCAACGTTGACCGCACGTCTCTTACGTTGTTTCTTTTCTTCCTTTGCGTATTCTTTAAAGTCTGCATCTGCGGTCTTAACAACATCAATCCTCTGTCTGAGTAAATCAACAAATGGTAGAACATTACTGTAGTCTCCCATCTTGTCTTCATCTGATAGATCTATGAACTGTTCGATTCCCGCCTCTGCGATATACTTCATCTTGATATCTTGTTGACGTTTCTCACGTTGGATTCTACGTAGAAAGGCATACCAAGTAATTTGAGTAAAGTATGCGAACGCATTGGGTTTACCAGATCTGGTTGCGGCCTCTAGATTATAATTCTCGATTGCTTTTAGACAGTTCTCCACCGCATCCATCACCATCTCCTCACGGTAGGTGTATCGGACGAAGTTTGCCTTATGTGATAGACCTTCTGCAATCTTTAGAAAACATTCCGCAACATAATTAGGAACGACAGGTTTCTCCTTACCAGCCTCCTTACACATTCTTGCATGACTAACGTAGGTTACAACTGCCTGTGAGAAGTCAGCATTATTTACGTAATGGGGTTTTTCTTTTGGTTTCATTTTATATATCACTCCTAATATAACGTACATTATACCACATTTGGTACTCTGTGTCAACTATAAAAAAATTTAATTAAACGCTTGACAAAAGTTGCCACTGCCTGTATAATCAAAGCCGTCTTTGCCCCGCTGTGAATATACGATTTAGTGCATGGTTGGAAACTTGATAACATTACTGTCACTGTCTCCACCACCTTCATCATTATTGTCGTTGGACATCTTATCCATGAGTTCATCCAACATAGAAGTTGCAACCTTAGCCGCTTCTCTCTGTTGATTGTAGTCTTGTCCAGTCTCTATCTCTTCGATCGTCATCTTATACTGTTGTAACATCTGAGGCATCGGATAAGTTACTGCCACTATGGAAGGCGATTTTAAAATTACAAAAGTTTCGGGATCATCCATGTATGTCATGAATGTACGGAATGAGTGGTATCTAGTTTTATCTGGTGCAATATCCGTTTGCAATTTTAATGCACGTCTCATAACAACATCGTAATCATCCTCTTCGATAATTTCGGCGAGAACTTCTTCTCCTGTTACAAGTTTTAAATGTTTCACTGAATAGAGATCTAAATCACTCATCATTATGTCCTTTTAAATTTATAGGGTAGATCTTGTATCTGAACCCCTCTTTAGTATATATCTTAATCCTTTCTGCACTATGTTTTAAAGTAAAGTTTTTGTAACCTCTAGTATGTAGATCGTCTGATATATCATAAAGCTTAGTAGTACGCCCATCGTCAGACTTTCGTAACCCTCGGCCGATAGATTGAAGAACCTTAACTTGTGATTTACTTGGAGAAGCAAATATGATATTATGGAGATTCCGTATATTAATCCCAGTAGAAAAAGTTCCAAGTGAGGCAACAATGATAGCATTTTTTTGTCCTTCTACGATTCCTCTTATCTGTTCACGGTCAGTCGCATCAACTTCCCCCGACACATAAAAGACCTTACGATCATCTTTTACTTTTTCTTTTATTTGATCGTAAAGTAACTTCCCATGTTTTTCAACAAACTGGAATAGTACCAGAGTGTTCCCTTCCTGTGACATTGCAAGGTTGGTAACGAATCGCAGTCTATCTGGATTGGTCACAATGTAGTCAACCTCTTCCTGATATGATTTGTCTTTCATCATTTCACAGATATCGTTATGGTATCGCAGTAACAGGACAGATATGTCCAGTTCTGCCAAGGTTTGGCTCTCCATCAGTTTTACGGTGGTAGTCACCGTGAATGTGGGGCCGAATAAACCTTCTAGTACCAATTTGTTTGTCTCAGTACCATCTAATGTACCAGTCGTACCCCATCTATAAGAGGCATTCACACACTTGTCCATCATTGTGGATAGAGACTTCGCCTTAAATAGGTGAACCTCGTCACCGAATACAGAATCAAACTGAGTAAACCACTCTGTACCGAATCGATAGATCGACTGCCATGTAGAGATGATTATTCGTTTATCAGTCTTCTTCTCCTTACCCGAATAGATACGATGTGCCTCGTTTGCAACATCCATACCGTAGTCTTCGAAATCCTTATACATCTGTTCCACTAGACTTGTTGTAGGAACAATAATCAGTACCTTTCTACGAGTACGTTCTAGTACCCATTTCATAAGGTTATATATGATAAACGATTTACCACTACCTGTAGGTGACAGTAGAAGGGCCCTTTTGTTTTCTATACCATGTACAATTGCATCGTACTGGTAACCACGAACATCGAACGGTGCATCGTAGTCTTTTATTTCTTTCATGAGTGTGGGATGATCAACCTTATTCTTCATAGCAGGGTGACCGTAGACTTCATGTTCTACTAGTTGTAGTGGATAGAATCTGTCCGCACAAAACTTTTTAAGGTGAGTATAAAGTCCAACAGGTAATGTCTTGGTCACCATGTTGTATAACTTTATTTTACCGTCCCATCTCCGTGCTTTAAATGCAGGCATGAAACGATAGCCAGGAACGAAGAACGAGAAGTAGTCTCGTAATTCCTGACTTTGATGTGCATTACACTCGACTGATAATAGAGAGTGGTTCTGCAATCCTATGCGAATCTGGTTATCCATTAAGGGTGTGATTCAACTCGGTGTATCCACCAACGTAACACCAAGTCTCTCCTTCTACAACGAAGATCTGTGGTACAGTTCTGAACTGTGGTATGCCAGCGATATCCGTAAGTCGAGTCATCTCTTTAGGATTGATATCCATCATATCACGATACTCGTAATCCAATTCTTTTCTTTCCAAGAGATTTTTTGCTTGGGTGCAATACCCACAGTGTTGACCACCTAATACAATATATTTCATTTTATGCTCCCGCCTCAAACTGTTTCCATCTGATCATGTTACCGATCGTTTGATGTCTCCAGTTTAGATTATTAACAATTTCATTTAATGTATCTATAACAGTTTTAAGATACGCAATTTTCTCTTCACTACGTTGTATCTCTGGATCAGAGTCGTAGTAATGTTCCATCTCACCTTTGAGAATCTTCAGACCGTTGAATGGATCTGGTTCCCATCCTTTTGATTTGATTGCATCTTCATCCATCTTGCCGTTATAGTACAACCACTTGTCTTTAAGTAAAATCTTCTGTACGTGTTCGGCACGTTTAAGTGATAACTTGGCTGTAGATAGGTACTGCAAATATTTCGCATGTAACATCGGTGTGTTACGAGACGTTTCGTCAAGTTGGTGTGTAGGGATTTGACAATCCGTTCTCCACTCACCTAATATCATTTCTAAATCTAACTTCATAATTTAATCCTCACATTGTATATAGTCGCACATTTGTTCCCAATATTCTTTCGCATCATTGGGTACTACATATGCCATTGTCATTCTCCAACAATCAGTGTATGCACTATGGTAACATAGATCACCGTCACCATAATTACCAAAGTATCCTGCTTTCGCACTCCACCCCTTTTTATCGGGCATAGTCACTACCTTGTTGTTCTCTTTATCATACCACTTGAACCAACCATCACCAGTTTCACTCCACGTAAATAAAATATTATATGTCGAAGAGTTAGCGTTATTGTGCCAGTCAATAAAACCTTGAGGCGGATACAGTTGAGTTAATGCGGATTCTTTGAATCCGACTTCTAGTCGCATATCCTGATCAACACCATTATAATCTTTTTTGTACTGAGTGTCAGTACCACGATAGTGATCTGGTTTTATTGGATATGAGAAGGCGGCTCTAGGTGAACCATCATGATTCTCCCCCATCTTCAAAACTTCTCTTAGGTATTCATCTGATACGTATTCTTCCCCATGCCCAAGTAAGTCAGACAGAGGTAGGTTGGTTTCGGTGATGTCATATTTATCACGATACAAATAACGAAACCTTTCTAATATATCAAGAACCCTTGGATTCTTCAATTCAATAAAATGCATATTATCTCAATTCAAAAGACGAAAATCTAAACTCCACATTAAAGGTTAAAAACGATACGGTAGACGTATTGGCAGTCAACGCTATAGAACTAATATTTGTTGGTATACAGTCCTTATATAGTATCTGCGTATTCGCATTGTTATGACTGGATAGGATACTGACAGTAATGTCACGATATGGATTGAACTCCGCATCTGAATTAGATGTCTGATTTAAGTTCAACGTATTCTCTAACCAACCTTGCATCTCTTTATATGATACCATGTTTTCGTCAAGTATGATATCCATAGTAAGACTACCGTATGTAATCTTATCTCCCGCTAAAGGGATAGAAGTAATCCTTGGTGTTCCCAGTTCCAATGGAGAAACTGTAGAGCCAGGGTGGTTTACTCCTTGTGCAAAGTACTCAAGGTTTGGGTAATTTTGCCTACTTATTATAACACGAAATCCAGTAGGTTGCAAGTAGTTTTTGTTAGTAGTTAGTTCTGCCATTAAATGTTCTCCTATACCCTTCTATTTATACGATAAATAACTCGCATGAACAGAGATATTAAAAAATTCCATGAATGCGGTTATGTCATAGTTACCGACTTTCTCAACGAATCGGAGTACGATGAGTTGTTGGAAGAGTGTCACAATCTTGCCCACATTGGTATGGAAACTCCCGATCAGTATTGGGTTATGAACTACCCGAACAATCCATGTAAACTTGATTGTGCGATGTCGTTATCTGGTAAACTATTTAGACTTGGCAGAAATGAGACTTTGGTTAAGTATGCAAGGGAACTGATAGGGCCCAATATAGAGACATATATCTCTAAGTTCTTCCCCATGATACCACGTAAAGGATTCTCTGTAGATTGGCATCAAGACAATTATTACATAAAGGCAGATCCAAATAAGATGATCAGTTGCGATGTGTTTGTTCAAGGTGCAACAAGAGAGAATGGGTGTCTACGGATTATACCTAATTCTCAACACGAACTAATATCTCACGAATTAGATTCTCACGGTGTATTCGAATGGATATCAGATAAACATTGGAAAGAAGTAATAGACATTGAACTAGATGAACCCTTTGCCATACTATTTCACCCCCAGTTGATTCACAGTTGTTATCGGAACACCAGTGATCGATTTAGATATAGTGTTGCGTGGGAATATATTACTACCGACAACCACCCACCTACATACAACGGACATCATTCTCAAGACCGATTAAAAATTACTTGACAAACTTTGCTACATACTGTATAATGTGTAACAGATGATGAGGTATTATAAATGATTTTAAGTCACAAAGATGCACTGTATGGTGCAAACGCTTTTGATGAGTTCTTTGGAAACATAGAACGCATCGATGAATACATGAGACAAGTCAAGATGGAACGTATGGAATCCTTTCCGTACTCTCTGCCAGGCATGGGCCCTGAAGAAGACTTGTTCAGTGATTTCGATATACATCCTTCGGAGATGGAGTTCGTAATCGCAGAATCGCCCGCACAACAATTCATGTCCTATATGGAGATTGTCACATCCGCACCAGTGGAAGCATCAATCCCAGGCAAGGGACTGAAGTGGGTAATTAAAGAAAAGAATACCAACAAAGTAATTGGTATGATTCGTTTCGGTTCCCCTACTATTAATAGTAAACCCAGAAACGAATGGTTAGGAAAACCGCTAGACAGTATGAATCCAGACATTATGAAAAGGTTCAATGACTCCGCAATCATGGGGTTCAACATTGTACCTACTCAACCGTTTGGTTTCAACTATCTTGGTGGTAAATTACTGGCCGCAATTTGTTGTTCCCATTATACACGTGAAGCATTGAACAAGAAGTACAACAGTAACTTCTGTATGTTCGAGACTACATCATTATATGGTTCAACTAAGTCTGCTTCGCAATACGATGGTATGAAACCATTCTTGCGATTCAATGGTTTGACAGACTCAAACTTCTTACCACTTATCAATGACGACACTTTCCGCAGACTAAGTGCATGGTTCATTGAGAAAAATGGTGGTGAACCCTTGGTTCCAGTTGACGCCTCATCTCGTAAACTAAAGACTCAAACCAAGATGGCATCTATCATCAAAGCCTCTCTCAAGGTACATGATGAAGTTGCCTATAAGAAGTTCTGTCAAACTTTCTCAGATGCAAAGGATCTGACCGAACAGAAACGTTCGTTCGTATCAACATACGGTTATGAAAATGTACCGCAGTATCTAAACCTAGAAACTGATACATTAATTAAGAAGGAAAACTTCGACAGATTTTCTCTTGAAGGTGTTACCGAATGGTGGCGTAAGAATGCCGTCAAACGTTATGACAAACTCAAGAGCGAAGGTCGTCTGAGACGTACCGTGGAAACATGGAATGTAAATGCAGACGATATTGACATTATAAGATAGAAATCTTATAAATAATACTGTGTTTTATAATTCTCATTGAGTCTTATACTTCACTTAATTTAATCCAATAGGAGAAATCATATGGCTATTATAGCACTGGCAGATTATGCCAATTCAAACTGTGACGCTGTTGCGTTACCCGACTACACCGATCTTGGTGTAACATCCGTAAAAAATACCAAACTATCTTTTGATCTGATTCACATTGATGATATCGAAGGTAACATTGGTAAGGTAGAAACTCACACTCCCGCTGAAATCGAACAGTTGCGAATGTCTTTCGCAGATGGTGTGGATAATCAAGAATGTCCCCCAGCTGTTTACTTCCGTGGTGATGAATACGACAAACCTTATGTTCTTGTATATGGTTACGGTAGATCTGAGGCAATTCGTGCTTTGGGACAAAAGGACTGGATCTTTACTTTGTTCGCTGGTACACCAGAACAGATGGAAGATGTACAAGCAAGAGAGAACGAGGGATATCCCAAACATCTCAATAAAGAAGTTGACATGCGTAAACACTTGAGTCGAAAAGTATCTACTGGTCGTATCAAGAACAATGAGAAAGCAATCAACGATGAGTTCATAAGAATCTATGGTAAAACCAGAGATAAGACTTGTAGAAACCGTGTAGTAAAAATGGTTATGGAAGAGGCAGGAACTCCTCAACCATATATCCTATACACGTCCATACCTAAAGTACAGGACTGGATCGAGAATCATTCTTCTACAGAATACACTCTTGGTGGTGAATATAATGAAACGACTGATACTTACGGTGCGTGTATTGGTGAAGGTTACCAGTATCGTGTTATCATGCAAGCTATTACACGTTACGTGGAAACAGGTAAATATACAGATCTAATCGGACACGTTGGATCTCCGACTGCAAAGGCAACTATAGATATTAAAAGAAAGAAGTTCCTTAAAATGTTGGATCAACACAAGTCAGATCTTCAAGCATGTGGACTAGACGTTTTCCCACTGCGTGTTCTAGGTTTCCTTCCGCAAGTACGTGGTAAAGAAAACTTAAAAGAATTAGTAAAAATCGCTTGACATTGACCTAAGATTTATGGTATAATATATACATATTATGCGGAGTTGGTATAACGATTACGTTAGGTGTCCAACCTAAAGATGGAGGTTCAAGTCCTCTGCTCCGCTCCAAATTAAATCTCTCTCGCCCCACTTCGGTGGGGTTTTTTTATGTCCCATTTAAACGGACAATCTTCTAAACAAATGACCAGATAATGTCCATAAAAAAGGGGACATGAAGTCCCCTTTCCTTTTACTCTTCTTCTGGCTTAGTTGCGGCAGTTCCAGTCTTGTCTGCAACATCTTTAATAAGATTAGATGTTACATCCAATACGCCTGCGGTAACACCAAAGACATCTGAACCGACACCTTTAATAACACCACCAGTACCGTCAATGGTTGCATCAACGGTGGAACAAGCAGACAAAACTAATGCGAATGCAATTGCAATGATACGCATAGTACTCTCCTGTTTTCTAGATTACTGGATAACCAGAGACCCCGATAATACCGTGCAGTAATACCGACTTTACTACGTTGTTCAGTTCGTGAACAAACTTATTTATACACATAAAAAAAGGGACTCCGAAGAGTCCCTTAAAATGTGGTAGGTTAACCCTACTCTTATTTTTATATACCTTATGTGAGGATGTTGTCCACACGGAAGATACGGTAGTACTGGTTAGATTTAGCAGCAGCCAAACCGTCAGTAGGTGTTGAACCCACGTATGGGTTACTTGCCATACCATATCGAGTTTTGAAACCGATTTTTGGTTGGAAAGTATCTTCACCAACTGCTTTAACCATTTGTAACGGTACATATGGGCAGTAGAATACACCAGAGTCATAAGTGTTAGTACCCTTATAACCTACTGTGATGTAGTCAGTTTGTGCATATGGATCGATGTATACTTTAATACGTCCACCTAAAGTACCAGCAAAAGTATTACCAGTGTCATCAACTTGCAATTGAGTTGACATAGCAGGTGAGTAGTCAAGCATACCTGAAGCAGACAATGCAGTAGCAACGTCAGAAGAACAGATAACTACGTTACCTTTTCCACGTCTTGTTTCTTTAGCAATGACATTACATTCACGGTCGATCTGTACTACTAGACCTTTGAACTTCTCAGCACTCCAACGTCCGTCAGCGTCTGAAGACAAGTTAAAGATACCATTCTTAGTAACGTTAGCTTGTAGACAACCAGTTTTCGCTTGAGTATTGATTGTACGAATAACTTCACGGTTGATTTCCGCAAGGATCTCAGTTGAAAGAATATTCGCAAGTTCAGTTTCAGCGTCAAGACCGTGGATTGCTTTAAGGTCTTGAGCAAGTTCTAGTGAGTATTCAGCTTTAAGAGCACGTGACTTTGCAGTTACAGTTTGCTTCTCAATGGTGAATCCCATTTCTTCGAACGCAGCTCCACCACTTGAACCATATGCTTCCATATTGGCAGTAGTATCACCTGTTCCTGCTCCACCAGCACGTAGTGCATCAGCAGAGTCACCAGCAGGGGCGATTCCGTTGAAACCAGATACGTTATCTGAGTCATGAGTACCTACACCAGAGAAGTTAGTTTCTGCTTCGTTGAACAGAGCTTCACGTGATGAAGTTGAACCAGCACCGTAACGTGATTTCATCGCAAAGATGAGACCAGTTGGGCCGTTCATAGGTTGTACACCACATACATCGTATGCGATTAGATTAGGCATCGCACGGCGAACTAGTGAGATCAAAACTGGATCCCATGTACCGATTGAACCTGTGTTAGCACCAGCAGGAGCTGCTTCTGTCATAAATCCAGATTCAGCTTGACGGGCTTCTGCCATTGCTTTTTCTTGGTTCTCAAGAATAGCAGCAGTTACCGCTTTACGGTGGTGATCTTTAATTTCACCAGCAGAACTTTCGTTAAGTACTGGTGACCACTTTTCGATTAATTGATCGTAAGATTGTTGCATTTTATTATTCCTTACTTAATAGTTTTCTTAATAGCGTTAACATACGCATCCATTGAAGAAGATAGTTCTACAGTTGTATCTGCATCATCTTCAACTTCAACGTCTTCGCTTACTACGCTTGTTTCTTTTTGTGCTGAGAAATGTGACTCTACTACGATACCAACTTTCTTAGAAAACGATTCCTCGTCATCAAAATCGATACCTTCGATAAGTCCGTGTAATTTCTCTACTTGGGTGTCAGCTAAACCTTTAGCAGCTTCAGCGATGATAGAATCACGCTTCATTACTTCAAGTTCTTCTGCCAACTTAATAGCGTTACCAGTTGTTGAGTTAAGTTTTTCTTCCAACTCAGTTACCTGTTCTGCCAGTTCGTCAACTAGGTCAACTTTAGATTCAGGAACTTCAATGTAAGACTCAGTAAAGAGATCCTTCATTTTGTCCATGAAAGTTTCTGCGATTTCAGTACGGAGACCGTTCTGTACCGCAACCTTGTTATCTTCCATCCAAGATTCAACCACATAGTTGAGGTAAGAATCTACTTTCTCAACAAGATCACCTTTAATAGATGATACTTCTTCAGCAAGTTCTTCTTTGTACTGTGACTCTAAACGATCAACTTCTTCTGATAGTTTAGACTTAACAGCAGCCTCAAAGATAACAGCAGTTTTCTCTTTGAACTCTTCTGACAAAGTTGCTTCAGATTCTACCAACGCTTCCAACTCGGAAGTTGTATCGGTAGTTTCTGCAACCACTTCGTCCGCTTCTAATTCAACTGACTCTTTATGCACTGATTGATACATGCTTTGAAGATCTGCTTTCGCCATCTTCTGCATTTTGTCAACCATCGCACTAATTACACCAGCTTTAGTTTTTGGTGTAGGTGGGGCAGTTTTACTAGTAGCGTCAGCAGCTTTGTCCACGGATGCAATAGATTCAGGTTCAGTAGTTGCCTCTGGATCTGGTTTGCCCTTTGGAGTAGGTGCTTGTGCTTCTTCGAGAGTTTCCTCCACGATTTCGTTATCAATTTCATCGTGAAGTTCAACTCCGACTTTATTTTCTTCAGTCATAGTGACTCCTTATATACTAGATTTGATTAACGAGAGGAAATTTTTAAACTCACGAATTTGCACTTCTGGACGAAACGCTTTCGGTGCGGTTTTAATTTCAGTCTCTATATCTTCAATAATCTGAGGTTCCAAAATGCCGTTATTCCAAACCCAATCTACACCTTCCATAATTCCATTGACGAAAGCATCTGGTGCAGATGGATCTTGTACGATATCTACCGTACTAAGAATAAAGTCGTCTTTGACGTACATAGCGCCATTTCTTTGTTCCAGACTTCCCATACCACGAGTTGACACACCCAATTGTACACCACCATCAAGGAGACCTTTAACAATCTTACCCATTGGAGTATCCAATATTTGTGCCTTTCCGACCACATCATTTCCCTCAAATCTGAGATCCGTGATAAGGTGCGAAACCTTGTCTAAGTTAACGGTCGGCCCTTCGGGGTGATTTAATTCCCCTACCGCACGTTTCTTAGAAACTTGTTGATCGACATATGTACCCACTGCCTTTTCCATAATAGGTTTTGGGTATACACGTCCATTTCTGTTCTTTGATTCTGTTTGTATGAAGATTCCTTCAATGACGTAATTCTTCTCGCCATCTTCTTTCTTCTCAACGATACACTGAAGATCGTTTTCTCTAAATTCACTTATTAACTTCATTTGAGTTTACCACCTAGTGATTTAACTGTTGTCTTCAGAGTCTTCATTGCCTCTGATTCTGTTTTGAATACATCTAATTTGTCACCGTCTATGTAAACACAGTAACCTTTAGGTTCCTTTACTATTACCACAGGAACCTTTATAGATCCAGTAGTCTTTGCCGAGTACACAGGTTTCCCCTTATACTTGGACGACTTTTTTTCTCGGATCTGTTTAAATGTTTTCACTACAAGTATTTTCCTTTTACGTACATTTATTTATACAAATGAAGTTTTTTATAATGAATTAATCTAAGTCTTCTTCGACTTCTGGTTCTTCTTCGGTCTGATATTCCACGTCATCGTGGTCTTCTACCGCTTCTGCGTTCTCAAAACCGTCTTCTTCGCCATCTTCGACTTCTTCTGTCTCAGCTTCATCGAATGAGAACTCTTCAACTTCTTCTTCAGATGGTTCCCCACCGTTGAACATGTTGTTTGCAACGGATACTTTCTCCGCTTCAATTGCATCATCAACTTTACTACTCAACATATCATTGAATAGATCAGATGCATTATTAAAGTTCGATGCCTGAATCGCATCAACAAAATTGCTTAGATTCAGTTCCATTTGAGTTGGTTCTGGTGGTGTTTCAACATCCACTGCATTTTCTACTTCACTCATTATTTTACTCCTATATTAAAATTCATCTTCATTACCTGTCTCTGCATTAGATTCAATTGCGATCTGTTTCAGAATATTCTCAACTTCGTCTTCTTGCATTTGTAATACATTTTTCCATACCCACTCTTTAGAGAAGTATTCACCGACATACTGAGATACTTGATCCATAGTCTGTAAACGTTCTCTGAGTACTTCTGCTTCTTTAAGTTCTGAGAAGTGGTTGTCTTTTATGTAGTCAACGGTTATATCGTTTTTCCATGTTTCCCAATCTTGTTCGGTACATACACCCTTCAATACTAATTGTTTCTTTAGGATGTTCAAGAACAAGTTAGAGAAACGTTTTCTTAAACGATCAATAAACTTCTGGAACTTAACTTCGTCTCTGTTGATCTCTGTTGCACGACCTAGAGAGAACTGTGCCTCTTGTTCTAGACGTGATAGAGGTACGTTCAATGAACGATACAATCTCTTCTGGAAGTAGACGATATCATCAATCTGTCCAAGATTCTCACCGCCAGGCAGAGTAGAGATCTCTGTACCTCGGCCACCTTCTTTACGAGGTAACCAGAAGTCTTCCAACATAGACATATGTTTGCGGTCATCTTTTAATTGACCAGTGTTCGCATCATAGACCAACTTGTTTCTATAACGAGACATGATGTCTTTCA